GTCGTTTTTTCGCGCGTCCAACACTTATCCACACTGCTTCTTGGAGTACTTCCGATAATGTTGGACTCTTGGGGTCAGCTTTTGACCCTTGGAGTTTATTTCTATCGTCGGCAGCTATCCGAAAGAAGCTGGACAACTTTGCGTATTTGCGGGGAAACTTACATATCAAGATCCTTGTCAATGGCACCCCATTCCAATATGGGGCCATTCGATATAGCTATTTCCCATACGCAAGCGAAGGCAAAATCCGGACGAATCCTACGTCTACCGTGCCATTGTTGGTTCCTTATTCCCAGGTACCGGGTGTGCTTTTGCACCCTCAGGCAAACGCTGGTGGTCAAATGACACTACCCTTCTTCTATTTGAAGAACTGGTTGGATATCACAACTGCTGCTAATGTTGCAACAATGGGAGCTATTCAACCTGTGGTTTATGCGCCTTTGCGATTGGCTGTGTCTGGCGGAACCACTAGTGTTACGTTGCGTACGTATGCTTGGATGACCGATGTTCAGTTGATGGGCTCTACCCTCAAGTTGTCTCTACAAGGTGACGAGTACGGTGATGGGCCAGTTTCATTGCCAGCTTCAGCTATCGCAGCTGCTGCTCGGGCTCTTACGAAGGTACCAGTCATTGGTCGTTTTGCGCGTGCAACGGAGATTGGAGCTGGGGCGGTAAGTAAGATTGCGTCCCTTTTCGGTTATACCAATGTTCCAGTCATTGATGATGTACATGCATTTGTACCTCTCAATGCTCCGCACCTTGCGGGCACTCAAATTGGACAGCCTGTACAGAAATTGACAGTCGATCCCAAACAAGAATTGTCCATTGATAGTTCTTTCCATAGTCTTGGTTCTGAAGACGAACTAGCCTTGAGCTACTTGAAGAAAAAGGAAAGCTATTTTGGAGCGACATCTTGGAGCACAACAGATTTGGCTGGTGAGCAATTGTTCAATATGCGCATCAATCCAAATTTGGATAGTAGCATCAGTATTCAGAATGGATCGGCAGTAACAGTTGGTACTCGATCATATCAGGTTCCACTTTCCTATTTTGGGAAATTGTTTAACTACTGGCGAGGCGATATTCGTGTTCGCGTCAAAGTGGTTTGTACAAAGTTCCACAAAGGACGTTTGAAGATTTCATATGATCCAACTGCAGATATCTCGGCCAGTGATCCCCCTGAAAATGTGTGCTATACACAAATTTTAGATATAGGTGAACACGATGACGTCACTTTTGTTGTGCCATATCATCAGCCTGAAGGGTGGAAGAGTATCGACAAGGAACACGCAGAGACGCTACCAAATTGGTCTGTGGGTAATCCTATGCCTCCACGCCCAGAGTTTGATAATGGTACACTAACGGTTCGTGTGTTAAACACATTGACAGCACCAGCTGCCACCACCGTCAGTTTGCTATTCTTTGTCTCGGGGGGAGATAACTTTGAGTTTGCCACACCCTCTACAGAGTTGATTGGTCCAGGAGTATCATATCCAACGATGTTTGATCTGCAAGGTGAAGATGAG